CGCTGATTCTTGCATCGGATATCGAATTCAAATCCGCACCGCTACGCGGTGCTGCCTTGAATTCTCCAAAAGACGGCTCTGCCACTACGAAGTACAATGCCTCTACAGAAGGTATATTGGGAACTAATGACGAACAATCTAACCTATTTTACAAAAACTTACAACAACAACGACAAGGGAAATTTTGGGTGAAAACTTGCAAAGACTAATCATTATTTTCGGTCGGTGTAACAAATGTTTTTTCTAAGAAGTCTATATTAATTTCTGAAAAACATACGTGTGATTCCCAAAAATACCTACAAAAAGCCCATTGAAAATCATACGGTTCTTCAGAATACAATTGCGGATACTTTTCATTAATTGTTTCTAAAATATGGTTTGGTAACAATTTGCTCTGCGATTTAGGTAAAACATACGCCAATTGCAATTGTTGTGGATAAAAATCTCGTTTTTGATTAATAAATTTAACATTATTGTTATTTGGTATATACATATATAAATCTTTAATCAAAGGTGGATAGCTATATACATATGACCAACGCCAATCAAAACCCTTACCACTATAATACATATATACCCATTCCAAACCTTCCAAATAATTAGTACATATTTGTTGTTTTATATCGTGATTACTGTTGTGAAAAATAGATTTATAATATCGTTCTTCCCACCCGTTATCTCTGGGTGAAATATATTTTTCATCTTTCCGATAAATAATAGGTAAATTTTGTAATATTTTATCTCGCTGTTCTTTGGTGGTTTTTTCATTAATTTCATCATTCCATTTCCATTGTTCAAACTTATCTCTAGAAGAATATTCTTCAATAATATATTGGTGTTCGTGTTTCACAAGTTCTTTCATATATAATTTGACATTTTTCCATTCGATCTTAGGTTGTTCAGTATTATTACCCTTGGTTAAAAACTTGTCAGGATTTTTACGAAACACCGTAGAATAAATTCCCAATAATGTAACAATTCCGTGAGTTCGAATATTCAAAGCAGGAAAATGTGGAAGAAAATCATTTCCTAATAAAAAGCACAAAAAAACATAATCATAAATGCGCTGTTCTTCGTTAAATTGCATTTCAGAAAGGATCGAACTACGCAATAGACCAATATCCATCACAAAATTATTGTCAGTATTATTAGAATTATCAATAATGTTGATAGAACTTTTCAAAAATTCTGGTGCTTCGCGAAAAATATAACAATTATTATACAGATGATAATGAAAAATAGAAAGCATAATCAAATCCGAATCTAACCCATAAACTACAATATTCTCATCATTACAAGGATTTTTTCGGATATATTGAAATAATTTATGTTCACCTTCACCCGATTCATCAGAAGCCGAAATAATCCATTCCCTTACCTTTGTTTTATTTTGAATGCTTTTATCAGAAAAAAATTCGTTCAATTTAATAGATAAATTTTTCATAAATTGGGTTCCGGGTGTAATATTGGAAGTGTTCCATTTATTGGTTAGTTGTCCATTTAAAAATACATCCATAAATTGTGACTTATATCTTCTTGTTTTTTGTTGATTCATTTTTGCAAAGGGTGCTACACCGTCAAATGCAATATATACTCGATTCGTCGGTTTAATAAATAAAATATATTCAAGAATTTTTGATAGAGTTAAATCAATAATAATATTTTCAATATTTGGGTCATTGCGTGTTTCTTCATCCATAGCATTCACAATGTCATATAATATAGAATTACAATCCATAAAAAGATTATGAAAAACCACATTATTTTGTACATAATAATTGTACTTTTTAATAATTTGTGGATAATTTTTGATAATATGCGAAAAATAGCTAGGTATTCCCATTTAATTGATTCTCTATATAATTAAACAAGAAGTGTTTATATTAGTTTATATAATAGTTAAAATTACCGATATATTATAATACTTTAATGTATAATTTAATGTCATTAGTTCCCAATTCCGTAACACAAAGTGTTAATGAATTGAAACCTCCAAAAACTTCCCAAAAAAATAATTCAAAAAATATTACCCAACAATACGATAAAAATTTATATAATTTACTACAGGATAGAATACATTATATTCAAGATATAATTCGTAACACAAGTTTATCATTACAGGGGTATGCACATTTTGAATTATTTAGTAACACAGAGGTAAATATATGCATGACTTCATTAAATACATTATATGAAAATACTGAACATATCAAACAATCATTTTTTTCATCACAAAATATTGAAAATCCTGAAGTTTTTATTGACAAATTACAATATATTATTAATAATTTATCACCATTATTGGCAAAATACGGTACCAAGAACCTAGATGATATTATTTACATTTGTTTTGGTTCCGAATTTACAAATTTTGATATTAAGAAAAAAAACTCCGAATTACCTTCTGAAATAAATTCAAAATTTGAATTAATTAGAAAATATATTCATCCTATCGGATTTAAAATATTCAATAAGGACAAAAAAATGCATATTCAGTATCCAAACACACAATCATTGAATATTAATAAAATTACTGACGAAAATATTGTTATTGACAATTCACCACAGTTTGAATGTTTTGATGTTGACATAGCATACAACACTTTCAATGAAAAGGTATATGGTATTAAAACTGTGATACATAGTTCTTCAAATAAAACGCTTATCATATATGGTTTAGTTGACGATATTAATTTGGATTTTATTGATAATAAATACATAGAAAAACGCAAAAAAGAACTAATGAGTTTTTCACCCGAAATACATTCGTTTAATCAAGATATATTACATCGCCAAGTAGAAATCATTACTTTAAAAGACATATTAATTTATAGTAATTGTGATATTTATAAAAAAAATTCATCGATTTTGGTATTAGTAAATAATATTAAAATTGCCAAATTAGAAACTACCATTAAAAATTTTATTGATATGGATTTATATTCCAAAAGAAATACACTTATCGACTTACTCGTTTTTAATAATGACAATGAAATACAGTATTTATCCTATTTATTATACGATTTAATGACCTGTAAGAATCAAAATAACAATGATTCTACAGAACAAATATTTTTATTTAATAGTTTTCCATGGAAAATTAAAAATTATTTTAAAGATGCTATGAAAAATACAATCAATTTTACTCAAAACTCTATACAAAAATACGATACAAATAGAATTTCGATTGAACAACAAATATATCTATGGAAGGTATCTGATTCAATAAAAGAAAAGGCTATTATAAAATTAAAAGAAATAAAAGGAAGACCTGATGATTCGGGAATCAAAGCCAAACAATATATTGAAGGACTTTTGAAAATACCATTTAATATTTACAGAGAGGAACCTGTTCTCAAAATGTCTAAGAAAACAAATACAAATTTTATCAAACTATTGCACGATTTAATACTGAACAATTTAAACGAAGGATTCACTGAGAACATCATGGTTGAAGCGAAATTTACTAATTTAGAGATTTACAATTACCTTTGTATTATTGAGAACAATTTAAAAAAAACATTGCAAGATAATATTCATATACAAAATTTCAAACCAAAAGAAATAAACGAACTATATAATAATATTATTCAAATAACAAAACTAACAAAGTGCAGAAAAAACAACAAAAATGCGATAATTAACGATTTTTTAACAACAGGTTCTCTTAATAACATTATTGAAGCATTCCAAACATTAAACCGTTCAAATATTGAACAACAATCATGGATTATGATTACGAATTTTTTTCAAGTAATGGAGAACATTAAAAAAGATATTTTAAAGATGAAAACTACTATGGAAACTATATCACAATATTTGGATGAATCCATTCACGGGCATAAACACGCCAAAAAACAAATTATGAAAATTATTTGTCAATGGATAAATGGAGAACAAACGGGGTATTGTTTTGGGTTCGAAGGTTCTCCCGGAATTGGAAAAACATCTCTGGCAAAAAAGGGATTGGCAAATTGTTTAACTGATGAAAAAGGAGAACCTCGACCATTTTCTTTTATTGCATTGGGTGGTTCGTGTAATGGTTCTACTTTTGAAGGTCATAGTTATACTTATGTAAACTCTACTTGGGGAAAAATAGTTGATATTTTAATGGATAGTAAATGCATGAATCCGATAATATACATTGACGAATTAGATAAGGTAAGCAAAAGCGAACATGGTAAAGAAATTATTGGTATATTAACACATTTAATTGATCCTACACAAAATGATATATTCCAAGATAAATATTTTAATGGAATACATATTGATTTATCAAAAGCCCTTTTCATTTTTTCATACAATGATGCGGAACAAATAGACCGTATATTGCTTGACCGTATTCATCGTATCAAATTTGATAATTTGACAACCAATGAAAAAATTGTTATCACCAATAAATTTATTTTACCTGAATTCAATAAAAAAATGGGATTTCATAAAAATATTATAAAAATAGAGGATAGTATCATTGAACACATCATTAATGAATATACTTCTGAACCTGGTATTCGAAAATTAAAAGAAATGTTGTTCGATTTATATGGGGAAATAAATGTTGAATTAATGAATTTAAATGAGATTCAGTTACCTGTAATATTAAACAAAGAAAATTTAGAAAACAAATATTTTAAAAAATATAATAAAAACAGGGAAAGAAAAATTCATACAACGAATAAAGTTGGGATTGTAAATGGTCTATGGGCTAATTCTCTAGGAAAAGGTGGAATTATACCTATCGAAGCTGTGTTCTTTCCATCTTCCGTTTTTTTGGAAATGAAATTAACGGGGCTACAGGGTGATGTAATGAAGGAAAGTATGAATGTTGCAAAAACATTAGCTTGGAATTTAACACCAGACGATGTTAAAAAACAATTAATAACCAGTTTCAAAAATACATTCATGCAAGGAATTCATATACATTGTCCCGAAGGTAGTGTATCTAAAGATGGACCTTCTGCTGGTGTCGCAATAACTATAGCGATTTACAGTTTATTTAACAATTTACATATTAATAATACAATCGGTATAACCGGAGAAGTAGATTTACAAGGTAATGTTTTACCTATTGGTGGATTAGATTGTAAAATATTAGGAGGTGTTCACGACGGCATTAAAAAATTCATTTTTCCGGAAGAAAACAATACGGAATACGTACATTTTCTTCAAAAATATACAGAAGAAAATGACCTTACAAAAATATCAAATATTTTATTTACAAAAGTTTCGCATATTTCTGAATTAATTGACATTGTATTTATTTAGTTCATGTAAAACAACTTTCTCACATTATACTATAATTAACAATGGATATTAATATTGTTACTATCGCTTATATATTTTTTCGTTTAGCTCCATTTATTATAGTATCATTTTTTACATTACAATCTGTGTTTAATCAAGATATTAAAGGTATTATTTATTTAGTTGGACTATTATTGGCTTGTTTCGCTTCAACCATGGTTGGTAACATACCTGGATTACAAAAAATGACTTCACTCAATTCTAATGGCATTCCCGCAAGTTTCAATCAAATGTGTAGATTTATCGAATTATCTAAAAATGGTCCCATATCTAATCTACCTTTGGGTCAAACTGTATTAGGTTATACATTTTTCTATTTACTTTACATAATTTTGAAATATAACTTGAGTGGTCAAAATGTACCAACACTTATATTATTCCCTGTTCTCATTGTAGGCGATTACTTCTGGAATTTGACACATAGTTGTGCCAATTCTTCTGCACTCGTAATTGCTTTAGTACTAGGTGGAATATTTGGTATATTATGGGGATACATCATTGATTCTACAGGAAAGGTTGATTTACAATTATTCAATGGTATAAGTAATGCCGAAGTATGTTCTCGACCTTCGAGAACTATTTACAGATGTAGAACACGAAAAGGGAAAACCGCAAACAGTACGACTGTTAGTAAAGGGCCCACAGGAAAATAATCAATGATTAAAACAGTACATATTTTGTGTTAACCAATCTTTAATATTGGTAATTATTCTGGTACGATATAAATCACTTGCCATTAATTTAGGACTACGACTTTTATCCGAAAAATAATATAGAAAATTGTTTATTATATTCACTGTCACAGCGTTCTGATATTTATTTTCAAAATCCTCATTGCTATAAATTGGTTGTCCTTTTCTTTGATTAACAGAATTATGAAATACGAACAATAGATTTTTTAAATCTTGTTTGGTCTTAATTAATGCAAAATTAATAGTGTCTAAATATTGTTTAGCATGATTTGAACAGTCTGGACAAGGTAAATTCGTACAAATTGTGTAAATAGTTCGAAATAAGTCTATTTTTATTCTCTCGAAATGTTCGTCTTTTACCTTTTCTGCCAATGTATGTAATAAAAACCATGTTGGAGCACCCCATACCATTCCTGTTGAAGGAGGTTGTGATTGTAGAGCAGGAGACGGTAAAATAATATTATTAGATTCTTTATTCTGCACTGGTTTATAGTAATTCATTTTCATTATTGATGTATAATTACTATTATAATCATTATAATCATTTGCACTCATATTTTTAAAATTATTTCTACCAAACATAATATAAATTATATATATAATTTATATCGTATAATCACTACCCATTTTACTAAATAGAAATCATATAAAAATTAATTATTAATATTAGTATATAATGGAAACAAAAGAACAATTGATTAAATCGATACGCGATTGGGTTCGTATAGACAATGAAATGCGCAAATTAAAAAATGAAATTAATTTAAGGAAAATAGAGCAAAAAACCATTTCTTTAAATTTAATTGAAGTCATGCGTAAAAACCAAATAGATGAATTTGACCTCAATGATGGTAAGATTATGTATAATAAAAAAAATGTGAAAAAACCAATTACACAGAAAATATTATTGGATTTATTATCGACCTATTATAACGGTGATATTGAAAAGGCTACAGCAATTAACGAATTTATTATCACAAATCGTGCATCTACTGAGGTTGAAACTATTGTACGCAAAATAAATAAAAATTAGATATTTTTTCCATTATAAAATTCTTATTTGATATCCCTTTTCTTCGGTTTTTGTATAACTTCCAATTATTTTTGGATTAACAATACCTTCTAAAATATCACTATTCTTATACACATTGTTATATTTATCAATGTAATAAATTATTCCTTGTATATCTTCAGCTAATATTTCTATAGATTTCATTACTGAATTTGATTCTTCGACTGTCAATGTTAATCCGTGAGGCGTACCTTTAAAATGTGTCCCACAAAAATCACTGTTTTCTTTTCTACGCCGTGTACATTGTTCTCCATTTGCCCTACATGCATTACATCTATTGATGTTAGGAATACTATTTTTTACTCTTTTTCTTTTGGCAAAATCATCCTTTGTGAATGATAATCGTTCATATTCATAAATATGTTCTATTAATTCATTCATTTTGTCTTTTTCTGTAATATTCATTGTGCTAATTTTACTTCGAATAGCATCCTTAAATTCACTTATATATATTTCCAACTTCTTGTTAATTCGTTTCTCCATATCTTATTTAATTAATTATAATTAAATAATATATCTATTTCAATTTTGTAAATATTTTATTTTTTCAACTTAAACACCATCATAAAATCATCTTGTCTTCCTAATATACTACGCGTATCAAATGCGATAATATCAAAAGATTTTTGAATATATTGACGAAAATGTTCTGGAAAAATACTCAAATTCTTGAATAAATCTATATAGTCCGGTTGTATGTCTTCAATAACATAAATTCCACCGGGTGACAAATAATGACTTAAAAACATAAAAGAAAACATTTGATGTACTCCATAATGACTACCATCATCAATAATTATATCCAATAATTCGTCAATTTCTTGAATAACATAATTCATTTGTTCTGTATTAGATTGGTCTGCAACAAATGTTTTGATTCTATCTTGGTTTAATTCTTTATGTTCATACAAATCTATTCCATATATTTTTGCATTTGGAAAATATTCTTGCCAACATTTTAAACTGTTCCCTGTTTGATATCCAGGTAATGGGTTACCTGTATCACCACACATCTGTCCGTTTTCTACAGAACCAATTCCTATTTCTAATACTGTTTTTACCTGTGTTCTTATTCTATCAAACACCGTAGAATAACCTGGAATATAATCATGACAACCGCTTGCTATATTTTTATCCAAGTTGTATTTTTTTGATAATTCATCCAATGACAACATTATGTATAATTAAAAAATATTATTTAGATTACTTTTTTATGTATGTTTTTCTTTTTTTGCGTGTTTGTTTTTTTCCACCAGAAATCGCACAACTATTTCGTATAGGCGTCAACCGTGATTTTCGTGAATTTGTTATTGGATGAGCTCGATTGTGTTTAGTATTGTGTTTGGTATCATTTTTTCGTTTTCGTGTGCTGATTGAATCAGTTGATTTTATTGAGTATATTGAGTCTATCGAACTCGATGACGCTAAACATTTATCTTTTTTTATTTGTTTTTTTAGAATTTTTTCAATAT